GGAAACATAAGTTGGTGATGCAGCACCTGATTTTGATTGTTGCCCTGGATCTTTTTCTCTTTTTCTTCTCACTGCAGATGCTACTTCACCTTTACTCATACTTGCTAATTTAGAACTTGAGAAACACTTAGGAGTTTTGGTTTCACCAGGTTCATTAGCACATGGAGATCCATCTGATTGTACCCAACCAGGTTTTCCATCTTTTGATTTAGACTTACCAAACCAATCACGAAGACCTTCTTCATTCACAGCATCTTCATATGCCATACCTCTTCTGGTATGTTTAATTTCACCTTTTTGTTTTGCAATCAATTTATTAGAATATTCTTGTGCTTTTTGCGCACTAGAAACATTCTCATCTGGAATTTTTTTCTTTGGATTATCATAAACATCAACATCCCCATCAACATCACGATCAACATATTGAACTGTTGCATGGTGAACCAACTGTTTCAAATCTAAATTAGGATCCAACTGATGTTGTTTTCCTTTTAGATGTGGAGTTTTATGAGAGAATTTTGAAAATTTCATTAAATTGATTTAGATTTAGTTTCTTCACCTCTTGCTCTTTTTTTTCTCCCTGCGCAATGAGCACGTTGAGAAAATCCTTTTGGATTTGAGCAATCAATATCTTTTTTATATTTATTAGTCCACTCTTCTCTAAACTGCTTGAATGTCTTCATTTTTATATTGTTGTTTAAGTATTTTAGAAAGTTCTGCTGTTGAACCAATAAAAAGTGCATTCGTCACATTTGTTGGCCCCTTTGGTTTTCCTTCATCAATATCTTTTAATTTCTTTTGAAGTTCCATTAGTTTATCAGTTGCATCTGCAACATTTTTAATGAGTTGTCCAGCAACTTCATATGCTCTTGGCATTTCACTTTCTTGAGCAAGTTCAAGAATACCATTAATTGCCTCTTGTCCTTTTTCAATTAAAGAATACAAATTCCCTCTAGTATATTCATAATCTTTTTTTATGTCATCAACTGAAGAGGATATTTTTTCAATTTTTTCTTCATTTGTTTCAATTTGTTTAGATACTACTTCACCAGCAATATCAAATGCATCGTTTAAACTATCGAATTTTTTTGTCATTTTCTATTGTGTAGAACCATTAAATCCAAAATTATCACCATCTTCTATTAGTAAATTATCAGATTGTGTAATTGATTTAATTTTTTCTCCCCTCAAATGTGATGTAATTGTAGTACCATCTTTCCCTCTTTCCACAGTTAATACATTACCAATTTTAGATTTTACAAATAATTCTTCACCTTCAATTTCTAAATATGTTCCAACTGTAATTCCACTTGCATCTTCAACATTTACCAGTATTTCTGATACTGAAAAATCTTTTGCTACTGTCGTAAGAACAATACCTGTGTAATTTTTTATTGCTCTTGGTGTTGCAGTGTAAACAACTTCTCTTGTAGTATTATTAGTATCTGTACCTGTAAGATAACTGATTTTTGAGGATTTAATAATATCCTTACTTACACTAGAAACAGGTCCAAACAGATAAGTTTTTGCTGTAAATCTTAAAGTATATAATAAAACTCTTCTTGTAGAAAAATCACCTTCATACTCATCTTGCATAGTCACATTTTCTAAAATAACAGGTATATCTCTTTTTTCTTGCACAGAATCTACTAAAGAAACTGTTAAGTTATATGCCGGTTGAAAATATGGTAAAATTTGCTCTATAATTTGTAATGCATCATCATTTAATAATGACATAATTGATAATTCAAATTGCATATTATAAGGAACTGGCATATATATTTTTTTTATTTCAGTTCCAGTATCTTTATCTTTTGTAATAAAAGTTTGGGTTGTAGTTAGTTTTCTGGATGGATCATAGGTTAAACCAGTAAATTCAAAAGAAATTCTAGGTAAAGTAATTGAAAATGATTTATTTAGATCTGGTGACTGATTTAATCTTGCAAGAAACTTTTGTGTAGGTCCATATGCAAATGGAACTTTCATAACACTAACTACATTATCTGAAGAGTTTGTATGTTTAATGGAAATATTATTAAAAAGAGTCCCAAAAGATATGATGGTTTTTCTTAAAATTTCGTGGTAAAAATATTCAAACATAATAAGTGCCTATTATATTACTATTTAACCATTATAATTATTGTAAACATTATCTATGGAGTACCAAATGGATTTTTTTCACTAAAGTCGATAATTAAATCTGCTTCTTCTTCAATCATAAAATTATCCCCAAAACCATCATTGTTTGGATTAAAATTAATATCTCTTAATTGATGAGATGCGCTTGATGCTGTTCCAACAATATTTTCTCCAATTATAAATTCTCCAGAAACTTTATAAACTTCTAAAATATTAGTATCACTAATCCATTTTATTACATTTGCAGTAGTTCCGCTAGAAGATCCAGTAACTTTTTCATTAAATATGAAATTTCCAGATGATGTCATTGATGGTTGACTAATTAATATTGATGGTGCAACACTATATCCCAAACCTGCATTTGTAATTCTAATTGCAGCAATAGTTCCTGCTGCACTCACTATTGCAGTCGCAGAAGCAGAAGCAGTTAGAACTCCAACTTTAAATATTTGATTTGTAAATGTTATTGTTGGTGGTATTGAATAATTAAAACCACCACTTGTAATTGTAACAATACCAATAATACCATCACCAATTGTAGCAGTTGCTACTGCCCCAGATCCACTACCACCTATAAATCTAACTCCAGGAGCACTAGTATACCCTAAACCAGGATTTATAATTTGAACACTTTGTACAGATTGAGCACTTTTGTTCACATTATCGTTACAAACTACAATATCACTTATCATGGTAGCAGTAGCAATTCCAGTTTTTCCTCCTGGTGGTGCAGACGATATTCCAACAATTGGTGTTGATGTATAACCACCACCTCTATTTGAAACAGTAATAAATCTAATTCCACCAAAAGTAACTATACCGACAACAGCAGTTGCTGTTGATCCAACTCCAACTAAAGTGAGAGTTTGAGTTTGACCTGTGATAGTGCTAATTCCATCTTCTGTAATTCCATTGTTTTCACCAATTAAAACTTCATCTATAATATTATTACCAGTATTAATAATTTCACCCTGATATTTAAATAATTCACATTTTAATAAATACACGTAATTTTTTTGAAGTTGATAAAAAGGTTTTTCGTGTTCTACAAACTTTATTTCAAATAATCTATTACCTAAAGGAAAATATATCAAATCACCCTCTAAAGGTCTTGTCGATAATTTTACATTAGGTTTGTTTCTAATTATAGGTGTAATATAAGTTTCAAATCTTTCTTTTGATATAACTAAATTTACTTCTTGAGAAGATTGGATTCCAAATTTTGATAATATAGTTGTGTTCCCTTCATATCCCTCATAATTTTCTAAATATGCTTCTATTGGACATGCATCAATAAATTCAGATTCAATTACTTCTTTTATAATAGTTTTTTCTGTAACATATCTTCTTGGTAAGTAGTAAACTTCAACACCATACATTCTCAACTGTTCATTAATTAAATCTTGTATAAGATTTTGTTCACTATTTGACCCCTGAAGAAAAAATGGATTTAACATTATCCTATCATATCAAAAGGAGGAAGTTCATAAGTATTTGACATTTTTTCCATTAATGCATCAATTTCTTTTTGACCATCATCATATATTTGTCTTCCATTTAGTTCTATTCCACCAGGGAGTTTTACTCCTTGAAATTTAATTAAATTTTGACCCCATTGACGTTTGATTAATGATGTTAAGTATGGTTTTAAAAAGGAATCATTATAAATTCTTGCATAATCATTTGGGTCTAAAGTTGAATAGCAATCAATAATAATGTAAGTTCCTACAGAAATACTACTCCAATCAATATCTAAATATAATCTATCTTGTCTTTTATTAAATCTTATTTGTTTTTGAGTGTTCAATAAAAAATCTAAATCTTCCAAATATGTTTTAACCATTGCATAACTTAATATCTCAAGAGCTCCAAAAGAATATACATCATTTAGAAATAATTGATATTTTATACTGAACATATTATTAGTAATGGCATTATTACCATCAAATTGAAATATTTTATTTACTCCAATTATATTTGGTGGCACTTGTAAATAATTACTATTTTCTGTATATCTAAAAGTAGTTGCAGTACCTACAATATTTGTTGTCACTGTGGTAGTTACAAGTCCAACAACAGAATTGTTTCCAGGTGACCTACCTCTGTCTATATCATTTTGAGTTATTTTATATTTGTAAAAAGTAGGGTAAACTCCATCAAAATGACGTTCTTGAAATAGTTGTATTGCATCATCTACTAAATCATCAATTTGTTCGTCTGCAACATTAATTTCAAGCACTGGTGCTCCCAACTTTCTTTTACAATAATCTATAAGTTCTTGTCGAGTAGTTGGTTGTGCCATTTATTTGCTTCTTTTAAAATATTTATGATTTAGTAAATATTATTGCTTTAAGAGTTCTTTTAAAAGTGATTTAATTTCACTGATATCATTTTTAATATTATAAACTTCTTCTTCTATAGTTTGTACTTTTTGATTCTCATCTGCCTTTACATTACGTCTATTTAAATACTCTTGATATTCTACCATATTTGTATTGATAATTGAATTTGTCTTTGAATCACGTAGAAGGTGAGAATGTCCTTCAACCTTTGTATATTCCATATTATGCCAATGCAATTACTCTCAGATCTTTCAATCTTGGAACATAAACCTGATTTGTGGAAGTCATAATAATTTTAATTCGATAAGATCTAAATGGTGATAATTGATCCGCAGTAAATGTATATTCAGCAAATGGAACGTCATTTTGTGAAAATCCAGTATTTGATGTTAATGGAACAAAAGCATCTGGATGACCATTATTATTTTGAATATCAATTATTTGTCCTCTACTATTAAGATTTTCGTATCCAGGAAATGGAACAAAAATTGGATTGAAGTTTTGATTTTCACTGATTGCATAAAATGC